CCCGCCGGTCTCGGCGTGCACATAACTGCCCGCGAAGCGGGTGCCGCCGAGCGCGGTACGCAAACCCTGAAACGGGATCACCTCCACGGTTGCGCATGATGTAACCAGTGTGAGTTCCGTCTCCAGGCCGGAGCCCCCGCCGCCCGAGTAATAGGACCCATCCCCCCAACTGGCGCTGTAGTAGCCGCCGCCCACGAAGTTGGCGGCCTTGGCCATCTCGCCAAACAGCAGATGCTGGCTCCAGCCGTTGTTGTGCTCGATCGCCACGAACACCGCATCCGGGCTGGCGCGGTAGTGGAAGTGGTAGGTGATCGGCCACACCACCACCAGGCCATCGGGCAGCGTGCCGCGCATGCTGGTCCAGAGGTTGTGCGGCGCGCCCGTGGGGTTGCCGCTGCCGTCCTCACCCGTGCCGCCGCGCATGCGCAGATGGTTGGTGGTGTCGGCCTCGATCTGGGCATAGACATCGCCCTTTTGCAGCATCTGCCCGCCGATCAGGGTGTAGCCCTGCAGGGTGCAGAAGTTGAACAGTTCGGTGCGCAGCGCCGCAAAGTCGCTCGCCGTGCCGGTCTGGTACGCCATGTTCTGCCTCTCTCAGGCGCGCCGGAACGCGAGGTAGTCGAAGAATCCGGTGCGGTGGATGTTGCGCACCACCTTGTAGGTGTTGCCGCCGCCATCGTCAATGATGTCGCCCACGGCCAGCGCAAAGCCGGAGATCCAAAAGATGTCCTGCACGGTGCCATAGAGGCCGTTGCCGGCATCCATCAGGTGGACCGGCAGGCATTGGCGCTGATCGGCCAGCGCCGAATCCTGGGTGGGCTCGGTGGCGGTCTCGCCGAGATTCGGGGGGGCGTTGTCGGCATACCACGGCCAGGGCTCCGGGGTTTTCCAGCTGCCGTCGATGAAATAGATGCGGTTGTTCTCCTTGATGCCGATCTGCCGCGAGGTGTCCGAGTAGCGCAGGCCGCTGATACCGCCCACGCTGCCACTGACCAGCATCGGGAAGCTGTATTCGTTGGGCGTCATGCTGGGCAGGAAGAGGCCGGTGTAGGCCACGTCTGTGTTGCCTTCGACCTCCACCCAGAACGCGATCTTGATGTCGGTGATGCTGATCCCGCAGGGCATGTCGAACTGCCACATGGGCGTGGTCTTGTACTGGGGGTTGGGCTGGGCCTGCCAACCGCTGCTCGATACATAGCCGATCGCGCCGCGCAGGACCAGGTTCCAGTAGTCCGACGGCACGCTCTGGCGCGTGCTGAAGCCCACGAACACATCGTCGAAGCCGGAGATGTTCGGGCCTTGCAGCGAGATCTCCCAGTCGTCGGTGGCGTAGCTCTCCTGGTTGATCGTCCAGCGCTGGGCGCTCGGCAGCGGCGAGGCCGTGGCCCAGAGCGTGAACTGGTCGTTCACCGCGAAGTTGATGGCGCCGGCATCGATGGTGAACTGGATGATGCCGTTGTCGTAGGCCACCCCCGTGGTGGCCGATGCCTGGGCGCCGGACACGGTGCCGGACACCGACCAGACCTCGGCACCCGGGGTGGTGGCGTCGGTGCAGGTGATGGTCCAGATCTCGGTGGGTGCGGCCACAGCGCTGTCCGTGCCCGTGATCACCCCGTCGCCGGTGCCGCTGTAGGCGTTCTGCGCCAGCCAGGCGCGGCCGGTGGCGATCTGCCGGATCCGCCAGAAGAAATTCTTGTGCCCCTCGCGGCCATGGGCGGCGGCGTTTCCGACACCGGGAATGGTGGTCTCTACATAGGCCATGGGTTACCTGTTGATGCGGGATTTATTGCGGTTGATGGTGTTGACCACGAACTCGTCGCCGGCCGGGGTGTCGGCCACGGCGCGCAGGAACTCATCGCGGTCGAAGAAGTTGTACACCCGCACCACGGGCTTGGCGGCGCCACCCCCATTGCGCGCGTGCCTGGGGTCGTTGCGGGTCAGCACCTCCTCGTCGCGGCGCAACAGCGACAGCACTTCATCGCCGCCCACCAGGCCGCCGCCGTGAAAGGTCGGCACGCCGCCCAGCAAGGCCAGCGGGTTGATCGTCCGCTTGGGTCCGGTGCCGGCCATGCCGCCGCCGTGGTTGGTGCCCACAGCGAAGCCGGCGATGCTGCTGAACAGCCCGCCGCCACCACCCCCGGCGACCGCTTGCAAGGCGTTGAACACCTGCTGCTGGATGATCGCCTCTGCGATCATCCGCAGGAAGTCGGCGAAGAACTTGCGCAGGGCGTCTCCGGCGCTGCTCACGCCGCGCACGAAGTCGCTGATCGCGTCCGTCATGCCGCTGGCGAAGGCGTCCCGGAAGCGTCCGGCCAGTTCGTCGGCCTCGCTCTGCAGGCTGTCCATGCCCGCTTGGATGGCGGCCAGATTCTCCAGCGCGATCTGGGCATCGGTCTCGCTGATGATGCCCTCGCCGCGCAGGGTGGCGACCAGCTCGCGGGCGCTCTGAATCAGGCCCTCCAGCCTGGGGTCCAGGTCGGCCAGCTCGGCGCGCAACTGGTCCGCGGCCTCGCGGGCGGTCAGGTTGCCCAGGGCGCGCTGTGCCTCGATGCGCTGGATCACCGCATTGCGCAGTTGCAGGGCCTTGTCGATCTCGGCCTGCGCCTCCTGCAGGCGTTCGGCCCCGAACGCCCGGCGGGCGGACTCCAGGCGGCGGTCGAGCACCCGCTGGGCCAGCGCCGCGCCCTCACGGTCTACCGCATTCAGCGCCTCGATGGTGGCCGTGTACTTGTCGCGCAGCAGTTGCAGGCGGGCGTCGAGATCGGCATCATCCTCGGCGCGCAACTGCAACAATTCCTGCCGCAACTGCTGTTTCACGCCATCCAGCTCGCCGGCGATGCTCTGCTCGACCAGGGCGGCGGCCTGCGCCGCCAGATCGCTCTGGCCCACTTCCTGGAGGCCGTCGATCAGGCCCTGGTACTGCTCGCGGATGTCCGCCAGCCGGCCGGCCAGACCACGATCGCCCTGGCGGTCGACGTCGCGCTGCAACTTGGCCAGCTCTTCGCGCAGCTTCTTCTCGGTCTCCAGGCGCAGCACCTGCTGCTCGGCGGCGATCGCCTGGCGCACCAGGGCATCGTCCGCGGTGTCCGCCGTGGCGCGCGCGGCGGCCGCCTGCTCCTGGTATTTGCGCACGATCAGCGCGAGCTGCTGCGCCAGGGTGTCGGCACGCAGCTCGGCGATACGGTCGTTGGCCTTGGCGATGGCGTCGGCCAAGTCGTCCAGCAGCTCGGGATCCACGGGAACATCCGCAGGCCCCTGAGCCACCGGCGCCGGCACTGGAATCACGGTTTGCGCGGGCAGCGCCTGCCGGGCCAGCTCGTCGCGCTTCTGCACCAGCAGGTCGAGTAGATCGAACTGCTTCTGCAAATCCTTGAGGATCTGGTCGCGGGTAAAGCCCGGGCGATTTCTGTCTGCGATGCTCTGGAGCAGCGCAATGTTCTTCTCGGTCTTGCGGATCTGCGCATCGACGGTATCGATTTCCGCGCCCAGCCCGCGGGCGATGGGGTCGCCGTCGCCGAGCCGCTCCCGCGCGGCGCGCAGATCGTCCAGCTCCCGGCGCAGGTCGGCGATCTTGGGCGTCGAAGCCTCAGCGCTGTCGCCCCACAGGGCCAGCAGCGTGACCAGACCCACTGCCCAGCCCACGGGGCCGGTGGCGAGCCCGGCGACGGCGGCCAGCCCGGCGACAGAGCGCGTCAGCGTGACGATACGCGCAATGGTGCCCGCCAGCCCGATCAGGGTGCGGGCCCCGAAGGCGGCCAACAATGCGGTGCCGATGGCGCGGATATTGGCGACGATGGGCGGCACCAGGCGCACCAGCGCCGCCAGGCCGTTGGCGATGTCTTCCAGGCCCTCGCGGAAGGCCGGGTCGTCGAACGATTCCGCCAGCGAGCGCATGGCCTCGGCCAGGCTATCGAGCAGCTCAGTGTCCTCGCCCATCTCCAGCAGGGTGCGCTCCCAGGCGACCTGCAGGCGATCCAGCGCCACCACGGGCTCGGCCAGGGCCTCGGGCAGATCCTTGCCGAATTTCTGCTCCAACTGTTCCGCGAAGGGGACCAGGCTGCGCGAGGTGATCTTGCGCTGCTCGACCAGCTTCTCCAGCTCGGTGATGGCAACGCCGTTTGCTTCGGCGAACAGCAGCAGCGCGCCCGGGAGGTTATCCCCCAGTTGCCCGCGCAGCTCCTCCATCTGCACCGTGCCTTTCGACACGATCTGGATGACGGCGCGGAAGCTGCGCTCCATCTGGTCGGTGGACAGCCGCAGCACCCGGCCTGCGGTGGCGACGCCGATGAAGATCTGGCGCACCTCCTCCAGGGTGAAGGTGCCCTCGGGTACCGCCGCCAGGAATTGCGAATAACTCCGCCCCAGGTCCAGGAAGGACACCGCCAGCCGGTCAGAGGTCTCGCGCAGGAACTCCAGCTCGCCGGCCACCGCGGCCTGATCGCCCTCGAAGGCTACCCGCAGGCCGCTCTCGATGCGCGCCTGGCTGCGGGCGGCCTCGAACAGCGCGCCCACCTGACGGCCGATGCCGAACAGCCCCACATAGCCGGCGGTCAGCGACAGGATCTCGCCGCGCAGGCGCTGGGTGACCGAAAGCGCGCGGCGGGAGTCCTCGCCGAACCGCCGCAGGGCGCTGCCGCCGCTGCGGGCGGCGCCGCCGGTCCTGGCCAGCGCACTGGCCACCTGGGTCTGGGCGTTGCGCAGGCGCTCCGCCTCGGTCACCAGACGGCGCTCGGAGGCGGCCAGATCGTTGGTCGCCACCCCCTGGCGGTTGAGTTCGGCGGCGGTGGCCTGGAGGCGGTTTCGCAGCTGGCGGAAGGCCTGGTTGGCGCGTTGCGCGGTGCGCTGCGCCTGCTCCAGATCGCCGCTCAGGTTCACCCGCTGGGCCGGCGGCACGGCGGCCTGGGCGCGCTGCTCGTCCTTCAGCCGGCGGACCTCGGCGGCGGCCTGGCGGAAGCGCTCGTTGAGCCGCGAGAGCTGCTGTTCCTCGCGCTTGAACTGCTCGACCAGGCGGCCCTTGGCGACCAGATCGCGCTGTGCGTCCTTGAGCCCCTCCAGGGTGCCGCGCAGGCGCTCGGCACGGGCGTCCATGCTCTCGAAGGCGCCGCCGGTCTGCTCGGCATCGCCGACCAGGTCGTCGAGGGTCGCACTCACCTGGGCGAGGGTGCGGGTGACCTCGTCGCGGGCGCTGAGCACCAGCTCTACATCGGATCGGCTGACTCGGGCCATGGGGTGCTCTCAGGAATCCGGATCGAGGAAGGTGGCGATCATGTCGCTGAAGCGGCGGCCGGCGTCGCGGTCCAGCACGGCGCCGATGGCAGCGTGGATCAGCGAGGCCTGCTCGGCGTGCTGGGCCAGCCGATACTCGCGGATCAGCGCCGCCTCGATGCTGATCTGCCAGGGGGTGTAGGCACCGGCCCGGGGGTGGCCGTGGGCGCGCAGCAGGGTGACATCACGCGCCAGGCGTACATACCAGTGCGCGTCTGCCCTCAGTGCTCCCGCGGCGGGCGGGCGCTGGCGTCGCTTTGCAGGCTGCCGAGATTTTGCCGCGCGGCGCTGAACAACTGCACCCAGCGCGAGATGAACTTTTTTGCGCCACCCGCCGGCTCCACCGTCAGCTCCCAGACGGCCAGCAGCGCCTCCTGCAGGAAGCCGGCGCCCAGCGCGCGCACCTTGTCCACCTGCTCCGGCTCGTCGGCAGCCAGGGCCACGGCGTGCGCCGCCAGCGTGGGGAACACGCGCAGCAATTGCGGCAGCAGGTCGGCATCGCGGCCACCCGGGGCGCCCTGGAGCACGGATTCCAGCTCGCCAAAGGCGTCGCCGTGGGCGTCCAGCAGCGCGCCCAGATCCTCGAACGACAGCCCGCGCAGGGTGACGGCACCGTCGCCCACCCGGATCGACCGGGTGGGCACGGTCACACCGGCGAGACCCGCCATCAGCCCACCGCCCGGTCGTCGACGTAGAGTGCCGCGAGGCCGGTCTTCTTCTGCACGCCGACGTTGAAGGCCATCTGCGCCCAGGCGTCATCCGCAGAGATGATGGGCATCTCGCCGGAGGGCTGCATGATCACCGACGGGAACCACCAGTCGCGGTTGCGGCCCTCGGCGTTGTCGTTGATCACGCGCAGGGCGCCGCGCTTGGCCTCGGTGCCGGCAGCGGCGCGGTTACGGGTCTCGGCCGCCGGGGTGTAGTCGACCAGGATGTCGGTGCCGTCGCTGATATTGCCGCCGACGATGATCTGGATGCGCCCGTTGGCGGCGTCCAGCACGTAATCCGTGTCCTCCACATAGGTGGTGGGCACGGAATCCGCCACAGTCACGGAGCTGACATTGCGCGCCGGGGTATTGCCGCCCAGCTGATACCAGCGGCCCTGCAACACGGTGAAGGGCTCGTCGGTGACCGCAGTGGCGACCTGGGTGATCTCGCTGAGGTCGGCGATCGAGAACAGCGCCACGTTGTGCATGTTGATGCTGTCGAGATTCAGCGTGAACGCCCGCGAGATCGAGGTCGCGACGTTGCGGATCTCCTGGCGGGCCTTGGAGCGCGACGAAAAGTATTGCAGGTTCTCCGTGGTGGGGCTCAGGTTGGCGCCGCCGGTCTCGCCGAGATCGACCTCGCCGGTGGCGGCGCCGGCGGCGTCGAAGGGATCGAAATAGACGATCCCGCGGGGGATGATGAGTTCGTCCAGGGTGTAGATGCTCTGCGGCATGTCCAGATCCTCGTGGCTGTGCGGCGGCTGCCGCGGTTCAGATAACGCCGGCGTCGATCAGACGCTGGCGCTGGGTTTGGGTCAGGTGGTCGGGTACGGGGTCGCCGGGCTGGTAGTCATGCAGCCGGGCGGCGCCGGTCTTGGGGTCGCGGATCCAGCAGCGCAGCGGCCCCTTCAGCACCGGCTTGGCGCTCTTGGCTTTGCCGCGCTCCGGCGTTTCGGTGTTGTACTTTCCAGCGTCTTCGGTCATGCGTCTCTCCTCAGGGATTGCTCCGCTCCACGAGCGGGATTTCGATGGGCAGAATGCACACCGCGGTGGGCCGCGATTGCAGGGAATCTGGCGGCAACACCACGCCGGCGCCGGCGCTGATGCTGCCGTCCACCAGGCCGCCCAGGGCGCGCGCCACGCGGCCGGGGGTTGCGGTCACCGTATTGGCGTTGATCCAGGCCACCCGGCGCAGCAGATCGTCGAGCAGCTGGTAGGCCTCGTCCGTGGGGTGGTCGGCGTCGGCCGGTCGGCCGGAGACACCGCAGATGAGCAGCTCCCAGCGCAGCGAGCGCCGGTCCGGGCGGCCGGGCGCGGGTTGCAGGTCGCGCTTGTCCTCCGGCTCGAGCAGGGTCACGAAGGTGGTCGAGACCTTCTCGTAGCCGAACGCGGGCTTGCCGCGGTGCACCTGGCCGGCGAGGTCGTGGCTGTAGTCCGGCGGCGCCATGGCGGCCAGGTGGCCGGTGAGCGCGGTAAGGATATCCAGGCGCAGCGACATCACCGCCTCCCCGATTTGCTGAGCCGCGCGAACTGGCGCAGGAACTCGCTGTTGGTGAAATCCGCTACCTCGGGCGCCATGTCGTCCTTGACCGTGCGGAACACCTGGTCCACGGATGGCCCAAACAGCAGCAGATAGCCGCGCTTGCCGCCGCGGGCACTGAACCCGGCGCGGCGCAGGTTGAGGCGATCGACCACCGCCTGGCGCACCGCAACCCCGCGGTTGCCGCCGCGCAAATTGATGAAGAAGCCCGACCGCAACACCGTCTTGCGGCCGCCGCGCTTGATGCCGATGCGCAGCCCGGCCCGCTTGCCGCCGCGGCTGCGCTGGGTGGCGAAGCGGGCCAGCGAGGTCGGCTCGGTGCGCGCCGAGATCACCGCGCTCAGCTCCGACGGGCTGGCGAAGCGCGACACCCAAAAGCGGCCCGGCTGGTTGAGGTAGCTGGCGGTGAAATTGACCTGGGCGCGGATCTGCCGGGAGCCCTCGGCGCGGCCGCGGCGGGCGCCGGTGTTGATCGCCAACCTCGCCGCCTGCTTGGCCTGGCGCGGCATGGTCACCACCAGATCGCGATAGCCGCGCAGGCCCACGGTGGTCAGCCCGAACCCCGCCATCAGGCGCGCTCCACCACTACCCGCGCCTCGATCGACGTGGGTGCCAACAGGCGCGCGATCCGGAACTGCTCGCCGGTCTCGGTCACCGTGACCACAGCGCCGATCTCGGGGGCGTCGAACTCGGCCCGGGCGAACACCAGCACCACCTCGTCGTCGTCCAGCTCGATGGTCTCGAACTCGCCGCCACCCTGGCGCACCAGGCGCGCACCCTGCTGGACGCGGACCGACAGGGGCAGCGCCGGGCCGAGATCCGGCGGCTGGTAGCTGGCTTCGAGCGCGGCCCTGGCGTGCAGGTCGGCGCGGGCGCGGGCGCGGATCTCGTGCAGGGTCGCCATGTCAGCCTGCGCCGCAGCCGGGGCGCGGCGCTTGGGTTGGTGCGCCGGCCCGATTAGCGATGAAGCCGGCCTCGATCAGATAGGCGGCGCGAGATTCATCCTCCATGATGATCCTGTCGCCGGGCCGGTAGACCACACGGTGACGCCCACCGGCATCGGTGAGCATCGGTCGCAGCACACGGTAGGATCGGTCCAACATGACGGAAGCCCCTGCCCGGTCCGCCCGGGCGCTGTGGATGGGTGCGATCAGCTCTTGCCGCGGCTGCGGCGCGGTGCTCGGGTGGCGGGTTCTTCCGCTTCCGCTTCAACTTCCGGTTCTGCCTCGGCTTCGGCATCCGCGTCGCCCTCATCGGCAGACGCCTCTGCACCGTCGCCATCGAGATCGTCGGCGTCACCGGGATCCGTATCCCCATCCCCCAGGTCGAGATCGGCCGGATCCGGCGCGTCGCTGGTGGCCGCGGGGTTGGCGCGCTGGGGCGCGGCGGCGCCGGGCTTGGAGATGAACCCGGCGTCGATCAGGTAGGTGGCGCGGGCTTCGTCATCGATGTGGATGCAGTCTCCCGGCTCGCAGGCCACGCTGGGCTTGCCGTCGACATCGGTCACCAGGGAACGCAGTACGCGATAGGTTTGCTCACTCATAACAGGGTCCTCAGCCCCGGCGGCGGACCGCCGGGGCGCTGTGGATCAGCACCATCAGTTGCTGGAGAAGCCGCGGCGCAGCACGGCCGGGATGGTGCACAGGCTGATGGGGTTGGACTGCGCCCACAGATGGGCGCCCTTGTCGTTGCTGTCCGCCTTCAGCTTGCCGTAGCGCGGCAGGCCGATGGTGTTGACGGTCTCGTTCCAGTCGGCGGGGGCGTAGTAGGTGCGGAACAGCCCGGGCACGCCAATCGGGAAGAACCGGCACTCGTCGGCGGCGATGTATGGCGTGCCGCCCACCGACCCCCGGTAGTTCTCCCAGAGGATGCCGCCGTAGCGGAAGCTGTCATAGGCCAGCGGGGTGTCGCGCAGGGCCAGCGCCTGCTGCTGGCTGTCGTAGGCCTTCACGGTCTTGTCGTGAGTGACGAACTTGTCAAAAAAGTCATCACCGCAGAATGCGCGCACACCACCCAGGGGCACGCCGCCGAGGCGGTCGGCGATGCCGCGCACCACCTGCTGGCATTTCTGGTGGATGTTGGTGGTCGCGGTGCCGAGCACGAAGTCCATATCGGCGAGCGGGGTCACCCCGAACTCCGAGAACAGGTCCCAGATCACGGTCACGCCGTCGCTCTCCACCACCTTGCCCTTGATGGCGCCCAGGTAGAGGTGCTCCATGGTGGCGTCGATGCTGCGGAACATGCCCGCGAAGCGGTCGTTCACCACCCCCTGCACGGTGCGCAGGGCATCGTTGGAGCCGAACTCGCGCACCCCCTGCACCTCATCGGCCATCACGTTGGCGTCGAGTTGCAGGTGCACCGCCTCGATGCGGCGGATGGCGCCCTTGTCGGCGGCGTAGGGCTGGCCGGGGCCGCCGCGGGGCGTCGGGTCGACCAGCGTCAGGGTGCCGCGGATGTTCTCGATGGCCACGGAGGTGGTGGGCACGCCCTGCTCCATGAACAGCGCCATCATGCCGATGCGGCCGGGTACATAGGGCAGTTCGTTGACTGCCTGGGTGACGGATACGATGCCGAAGGCGTCGTTGTTCCAGATGTCCAACATGGTTGAATCCTCTTGGCAGAGCCCCTGCGGGCTCGAAAACGGCAAGCCCGGAAGGGCTCCAAAAAAAAGAGCCCCGCAGGGCTCAGAGACGAAGAGCCCCGCAGGGCTCGGCAAACAAGCCCCGCAGGGGCCGGGCATCAGCCGCGCAGGATGAGCCCCAGCGCGGTCAGGTCAGCCTTGCCGGCGGTGATGCCGGCGGCGTCGTTGCCGCCCCAGTCGAGCAGGTTGGCGTTGAGCTCCATGTCCCGGGACGCTACTGCCACGGCACGGTGGCCATCGGTGGTGTCGGTGTAGGCGCCGAGCACCGCGACCGCAGCCTCGCTGCCATCGCTGGCGGCGTTGTCGTAGGCCACATGATGGCCGGGCACCTTGGTGACGCTGATGGTGAAGGTGTCGCCCACCACGAAGTCGGTGGCGCCATCGGCCAGCGTGAAGGCCAGCCCGCCGGCATCGAAGGCCACGGCGACGGTACCCGTGCCCACGGCGGTACCATCGGGCGCGGTCAACGAGAAATCGCCGGCGTTGGCGGCCGCCGCGGTGATGGTGAGCGTGTAGTCGCCCACCTGGGCGGGGCTGGATACGGTGACCGCACCCATGGTGCCGTCACCGGTGTTGCCGGCTCCGGCGGCGGAGGTGGCGGCACCGGTGGCGATCAGGCCAAGCACGGCGCCGGCCACCAGCTTCTGCCCCTGCATCAGCGAAACATTGTCGCGGGCGCGGGTGCGGTTGGCTTCGCTGAGCACGAACTCCCAGTCGTGCATGGGTTCATTCAGAGTCGTCATCAGAAATCTCCTGTGGTTTCAGCGGCAGCGCTCAGGCGCTGCGCAGCTGCTGGACGGTGGCGCGGCGGGCGGCCATGAAATCGTGCGAGGTCTTCACCGGCGGGCGCTGCTGGGCGCTGTCACCGGCGCCGGGGCCCACCTGGGGCATGGGATTGGCCTCCATGGCGCGCTCCAGTGCGGAGCCATCGGCGGCGGCCTGGGGGCTGGCCTCGAGCACGCCGATCGCCTCCTCGGCGGGCAGCTGGGTGCGGGTGGCCAGGTACACCGCCTGCTCGCTGCGCGCCTGGGCGGCATCGCTGCCCAGAATGGCGGCGATGCGCTCGCGCTCGGCCTGGGCGCCGGCGGTGCGCGCGTCGTCCAGATGGGCCTGGCTGAATTGCTGGTCCTGATTGACTTGATTGGGCGCTGCACCGCCCGCGGATTGATCGGTCATAGCTGGTGCTCCTGTCGAGCGGTGAGAAACCGGCGCGGCGGCTGCCGAACCGACGGAATGCCCGCCCAGGAACTCCCGGAACGAGGCGAAAAACTCATTGACGGCCAGGGCGCCATCGGCAAAGCCGTTGGCCAGCGCCGCCTCCATGCCGTAGATGCCGGCCTCGGTGGCCAGCACGTCGGCCAGCTCCAGGCCGCGCGCGGCGGCCACGCGGCCGGCGAACTCGCGGCGGCCGGCGTCCACCTCCGCCTGCAGGCGGTCGCGCACCGGCTCTGGCAGCGGTTCGAAGGGGTTGCCGTCGACCTTGCGGGCGCCGGAGTAGATCAGGTTGACGGTCAGGCCGAACTCATCGAGCGCGCGCGACATATCCAGGTGCATCAGCACCACCCCCACGCTGCCCACCTGGGCGCTGGCGGTGCCGTGCAGGCGGTCGGCGGCCGAGCCCAGCGCATAGCCGGCCGACAGCGCATAGTGCTTGGCGAGCGCCCACACCGGCTTCACGGCGGCGGCCGCGGCGATCGCATCGGCGCACTCGAAACAGCCCACCGCCTGGCCGCCGTGGCTGTCGATCAGCAGGGCGATGCCCGCCACCCCCGGGTCGGCGACGGCGCGGGCCAGGTCGGCCTCGATGGCGTCATAGCCCGTCATCCAGGGGTTGCGGCCGGCGTAGTTGGCAATCAGGGTCCCGGAGATGGGGATCACCGCGATGCCCGGGCCATCGTCCGCGCCCGGCAGCGCGAGATGGGCGGCGGCCTGGGCGTCGTCGGGCAGCAGCATGCGCTCGCTCGCCATGGGCAGCAGCGCGAGGTTCCGCGCCGCGGTGTCCGAGAGCAGCGCAGGCGTGAGGTTGAAGCGCTCCGCAATGGGGCGCCAGAGATCGGGTTTCATCGGTTGCTCCGGGCCGCCGGCGGCGGCAGGTCGGCAGGATGGGCTGTTCGGTGGCGGCTCAGTCGTTGGTGGCGAAGGCGGTGCTCACCGCCTGCTGCATCAGGGTGTCGCTCAGCTCCCCGCCGCGCACGCGGATGCGCGGCTTGCCGGCGTTGGCCGCTGCGC